AGGTTGGTAGTATTGCTAACCACGACACAGATGCTCTTACTGAAGGATCTACAAACCTATATTTCACTGATGAGAGAGTTGATGATCGTGTTGCTGCATTGATCACAGGTGGTACTGGTATTTCTGCTACTTACGATGATGCAGGTAACTTACTAACTCTATCTGCTGACTTTGGTGAGTTTGACACAGATAGTATTGTAGAAGGATCTACAAATTTATTTACGACTGCTGCTAGAACAAGAACTCACTTTACATATGGAACTGGTATTGAACTAAGTGGAGCAGGTCAATTATCTGTAACACAGGCAGATATTAATACTGATAATGTAACTGAAGGATCAACTAACCTATTCACTACTGCTGCCAGAACAAGATCACACTTTACATATGGCACAGGAATTACACACGATGGTTCTGGTGGTTTATCTGTTACTCAGGCAGACATCAATACTGATAATATTACTGAGGGTTCAACAAATATATTCTATACCAATGCTAGGTTTGATACCCAGTTAGCAACTAAGGATACAGATGATATATCTGAAGGATCTAACCAGTACTTCACAACTGCACGTGCTCGTCAATCAATTCAAGCAACACAAAACATCACCTACAATAGTAGCACTGGTGTTATTACTGGACCTTCTCTTGCTACTGTTGCAGGAACTGGTGCTTACAGTGATTTGACTGGAACTCCTTCTCTTGCTACTGTTGCAACATCTGGTGCTTACAGTGACTTGAGTGGTACACCATCACTAGCAACTGTTGCTACATCAGGTGCTTACAGTGACTTGAGTGGACTACCTTCATTATTCTCTGGTAATTATAATGACTTAAGCAACAAACCTACATTAGGTACTGCTGCTGCAACTGCCTCATCTGATTATGCTACTGCTGCACAAGGTGTTAAAGCAGACTCTGCGTTACAGGCAGAAACGATTGATCTTGCAACTCTTAAGACAACCGTTGCAAACTCAGCAACATTTGCTGCATTTAAAATAGCAATCGCTGCATTATGATTTTCTTCTCTTTTATCATTTCATTATTTGCCAATCACTTACCAGTGATGTATGTGCAAGTTCCACAGTGGGCAGACGATTGGGCAGTGTGTGCTGTTGATATACCTGACGCTAAATGTCATTGGTATGTTATGGCACCCGACAATACTTTTGGTGAAGGATTTGACTGGGAGACTGCTCCTTGGTTCGATGCTAATGGATTAAATGATGTCGCTCCTATGCAAAAGGAGACTGTAATGGTTAAGTTACAAAACAACTAATATGGCAACTCCAACCTCTAAAGCAACACTAAAAGAATACGCACTTCGCAGATTAGGTAAACCTGTATTAGAAGTCAACGTTTCTGATGATCAAATAGATGATGCTATCGATTACACTATCGAGAAGTTTCACATTTATCATTACGGTGGTTCAGAAAAAGTTTACCTAAAGCATCAAATGACTGCTGCTGAAGTCGCTGCATTTCAAGCAGACACTACAGAAACTGTAGGTAGTACAGAATTTAAGACGCAAAATAATTTTTTAACTTTACCTGATTTTATAACGTCTGTTAATGGTATCTTTACTTTCCAAGACAAAGGTACTGCAAATATGTTTGACATTCGTTATCAGTTAAGATTGAATGATCTGTTTGATTTTACATCAACACAGTTTTATCATTACTATATGATTCAGACACATCTTGAGACAATAAATTTCTTATTAGAAGGAATGAAACCTACAAGATTTACTCATACATCTGGTCGTTTATATATTGACTTTGACACTAATACTGATGTTCGTGAAGGTGAGTATATTGTTATTGATTGTGTTCGTGCATTAGATCCAGTTAACTTTACAAAAATCTATAATGAGATGTGGGTTAAGGATTATGCTACATCTTTGATTAAAAAATATTGGGGAACAAATTTAACTAAGTTCCAAAACGTTCAACTCCCTGGTGGTGTTACTCTAAATGGTGAGAAAATTTATAGTGATGCTGTAGAGGAACTAGAAAAACTAGATGAGCAGTTAAGAACCACATATGAAACACCACCTATGGATATGATAGGATAATGGCAACTAACTCTTACTTTACACAAGGCACAACTGGTGAACAAGATCTTATAGAGAATCTTGTTATAGAACAGATAAAGATGTTTGGAAAGAATGTCTTTTATATGCCTAGAACTTTAGTAAATGAAGATACAACATTTACTGAAGATGCTTTGTCTAAGTTTGATGATGCCTACGAAATAGAAGCATATATTGAAGATCCAACTGGATTTACTGGTGACGGTGATCTCTTTACTAAGTTTGGTGTAAGGATTTCTGATCAAGTTACATTTATAATATCAAGAAAAAGATTTACAGAAGCAGTTGATGACAATGCACAACTGATTGTGGAAGGAAGACCTAACGAAGGAGACTTGGTTTACTTCCCTATGGCAAATAAAATATTTAAAATTATGTTCGTTGAGCACGAACAACCTTTCTATCAGTTAGGTAAGATCCACGTATGGGGTCTTAAGTGTGAACTCTTCGAGTTCAGCGACGAGCAGTTCGATACAGGAGTTACTGCAATCGATCAAATCGAACAGGACTTCTCAGTATCCATCACTATCAACTTTGCCACAGGTGGCACTGGAGACTTTACAGTCGGTGAAGTGGTGGCAGGTGGAACCTCTAATATTACAGCAGAGGTTAAGTCTTGGGATTCTACTAATAGACAATTACAAGTCTTTAATAGAACTGGAATATTTACAATTCCAGAGACTATAACAGGGCAGTCATCAAGTGCTGCTTGGACAACTGCATCATATAATACACTAAATAATACATCGAGCGAATACGATTCAAATAGTTCGTTTGAAACCCTTGCTGATTCAATTATTGATTTTTCAGAAGGGAATCCATTTGGTGATTTTGGAGGTGCTAATTAATGTTAGGTACATATACATACAATGAAATATTCCGAAAGTCAGTTATTGCTTTTGGTACTTTGTTTAATAACATAGAAATTCGTAGAAAGAAAAATGCTACGGAATATGAGTATATGAAAGTGCCTTTGGCATATGGACCTAAACAAAAGTTTTTAGCAAGACTTCAACAAGTAGGAGATTTAACTAGGAAAGATGCGACTCAAATTACGCTTCCTAGGATTTCGTTTGAGATTTCTGGTTTCAATTACGACGCAACAAGAAAGGTCTCCCCAACACAGAGAGTTAGGACTGCTGTTGGAACTGACCTACAAAAAGCGTTTATGCCAGTACCGTACAACGTTGACTTTGAGTTAGCAATTCTTTCAAAGAATCAAGATGACGGTTTACAAATCTTAGAACAAATACTTCCATACTTCCAACCCACATTTAATATCACTGTACAACTGAACGATCAGTTACAGGAGAAAAAAGATTTTCCAGTAGTTTTAAATACAATATCTTATGATGATGATTATGAAGGTGATTATACAACAAGAAGAACTCTCATATATACAATAACTTTCACTTGCAAAACATATATCTACGGTCCTGTTCTTGACGGTGAGAAAGAACTTATCCGTAAGGCAATCGTTGATACTGCAACTGATAATAAAACAAGTGCACCTCGTGAGATGAGATACACGGTCGAACCAGACCCAATCACTTCTGATCCAGATGATGATTTTGGTTTTAATGAATTATTCAGTACTTTTAATGATGGAAAATCAAGAAATCCAGTCACAGGAAACGACGAGTAAATTCGACGGTATTGAAGACGCTCTTGATGTAGAAACATCCATCGTTAAAGATGAGAAACCTGCATTAGAAAGAGTAGAAGATACACCTGTAAAACAAAACGAAGCAATTAAAAAAGACTACGAATATACTCGTGGCAATTTGTATTCGTTAATTGACAAGGGACAGGAAGCGGTAGACGGAATCCTAGAACTATCACAACAAACAGATTCACCACGTGCCTATGAGGTAGCAGGTAATCTTATTAAGAACGTGGCAGATGCCACGGATAAACTAATAGACCTTCAGAAAAAAATGCAAGAATTAGAAGAAGGTCCAAAAGGTGCTGTAACAGGTAACGTTACTAACAACACAATGTTTGTTGGTAGCACTGCTGATCTTGCGAAATTCCTCAAACAGAAACAGAAAGAGGATAAATAGTAAAAACAATCTTGTGTCAAAAAGTCGATGTCTGTATTAAATGTCTTAGATACTACGACAGTGAGTGGTTCAGGTACTGCTTACATCGTCGTTAAAAGTGGAGTTGTACGTGCATATGCTGCATCTGCATCAACCATAAAATTTGATAGCGGTCCTGCTATTACACTTGCAGCAGGGGAAGCAGTTTTGCTTTCAGTAGGTAAATCAAAAAATATTAGTATTACTGGTGCAACTAATGCTAACGGTTCAGTATTTACTGTTGCAGGTGGTGGACACGGTACAGGAGCAGGTGGTCGTCACAGTTTTGCTGTAGGAGATTTTGTTCAGACTATAGATGGTGGTGACACAGGTTTTGGAACAGACTTTGAATCTGCTGCATCAGCAGGTAAGAAAGTGACAGCAGTTACTGACATAACAATTACTACAGACATTGATGCGTCAGGTGCAGGTTCTGCATATTCAATCAGTGATGCTGATGTAATCGCTAACACCGTTCCTATGTTACAAAGAACTGTTAAGTTAACAGCAGGTTCTGCGGACGTAGTTGTAGAACAAGTACAAGTTGTCGGAGGTTGATCCGTGGCGATACAAGATATTAATGGTCAATGGGTATGTGCATATTGTGGATTGAAGTCTCCTAAAGGACATTGGAGACCTAAAACGTGGATTGAAAAACACGAAAAAAATTGTCCTAGACACCCATCTAATAATCAAGTAGCATAATGAACAATCTTCAATCATTTTCTAACTTTACTGAACACTGTGGTTGCGATCATAGTGAAGACAAAAAGAAAAAATCTAAAGTTACTAAAGAAGAGATCATAAAAGAATATGGTGATCCTACAGTTAGTAAGAGATTGAGAGTTGCTCGTGCGATTGATTCAACGTTTAGAGGTAAAGCACCAAAGTACAATAGTAAGCGTGCTAAAATTTCTAATGCTTTGAAGATGTCATCAATAAAAGCAGAGACAAAAAAAAGAAAGGCAAAAGAAAATCCATATTCAGCAGGTAAAAAATTAAAAGCAGCTCTTGGAATAAACAGTGAAGGTTATCTTCCAGAAGAGGGATATGATATTGCAAGAGATATGGGAATGGTAAAACCATCTAAGGATAAGAAAGATGCAACAACCA